ATACCAACCCCAGTTCACGGATAATGTTTGTAAATACAGCAAGTTCTGTAAATCTAGTGCGGTCACTAGGTCCAGATTGGTTTATTTACGGTGTTATTTTTAACTTAGTATCTCCTGGTGGAAACATACCTCAAGTGGCTGAATCTCGTTTCGTTGACTTCCGCTTAGGTTATGATTGCGACCGACCGGATGGTACAAACAGGTTGATATTATCTAAACAATTATCGTGGAATAATTTGCAAAATGCTTTAAGCGCTGGACAGATGAAGTACGAACCCTCTACCTAAATTATTAATCATTTTTTTTAACTATGACATTTAACGACAATCTAGCTTCTCACTACGCAAACGTAGAGCAATCTAACATTATGAATTCTTTCATCAAGTATTACATCGATAGTGAACTGGTGGCACTCAAGAATCTGGTTCTGGATGCACCCCCTGAGACCCTTGATACACTGAATGAACTGGCTGCTGCCATCGGAGATGACCCTGCGTTCTTCTCTAACATGTCTGCTGCTAACACCACTCTGCAGTCCAACATCGACACCCTTCAAGCTGCTGCACAAGCTGCACGTGACCTGATCCAAGCTGATGTTGATGCTAATGAAACTGCTGCTGCTTCTGCTCTGTCTACTGAGACCAGCAACCGTGTAGCCGCTGTTGCTGCTCTGCAGGCTCTTGTAGACGCTGCACAGACTGCTCGTACCACGATGCAAGCTGACATTGACCAGAATGAAGCTGACGCTGATGCAGCTGATGCTGCCCTGTCAGCCCGTCTTGACACCCTGGAGGCAGACCCTACCACCGCTGCAGCTGTTGCTGCTGTCCAAGCCGATGTAGACCAAAATGAAACTGACTCCGATGCTGCAGAGGCTGCGCTTTCTGCCCGTCTGGACACTCTGGAAGCTGATCCCACCACCGCAGCTGCAGTTGCGGCTGTTCAAGCGGACGTGGATCAAAACGAAAGTGATGCAGATGCAGCGCTTGCTCTCAAGGCACCGCTAGCTGATCCTGACTTCACTGGTGTGTTGGAAGTTGATACCAATGCTCGTCTTGAGTTTGATAGCAACCTGACCAAGCTCCATAACGTCCTGCGTGGTACCTACATCAACATTGGTAACAACATCGAACTCCGTCCTGCTGCTGCAGGTGGTCGTGTTGAAATCACTGGTGACGTGATCATCGATGCATCTGACTTTGTTGATGCTGCTAACGATGGTGCTGCTGCCACTGCTGGTGTTGTGGTTGGTCAAGTCTACCGCAATGGTTCCGACCTGAAAGTCCGAGTTAGCTAATGGTTGAGTTCGGATTACCAGTTATCTTAGCTGTTGTTTCCGGACTAGGTGCAATCACCACCCGATTGCATAACCGTATCCACGAATTGGATCGGCGTCTTGATCAGACTGAACTCCGTATTGCTGAAAATTATCTTAGTAAAGCAGAGTTCAGTTCTGCTCTTGAGCGGGTGGAACAACATATGATTCGTATTGAAAACAAACTAGACTCTCTAGCACGATGATCACCCTTATTAAACCTATTCTCTTTGCATTTATCAAGAGTGTTGCTGTTAAAAAGCTCATTATTGACCTTCTCACTAAAATTGCTGAGCAGACTGATAACGATCTTGATGACCGTGCAGTGGCTGCTCTTTCGATTGCACTCAAACTTCAAAAATGAAGAAGAAAGCCACAGAAGACCAGTTTAACGAACTGCATAATCTTGTGACTAAGGAGTTCCTCGCCCGTATCAAATCGGGTGAGGCTTCTACCCAAGACCTTAAAGCAGCTTGTGACTGGCTCAAAACTAATGACATTAGTGGTGTAGCTTCTACAACTAACCCCCTTGGTAAGTTGGCAGAGATTATGCCCGAAATAGACCCTGAACTTGTGCAGACTAGGCTCTATGGCAAAAACGTCTGACTATTACAAAAAGAATCCAAAGGCTAGGCGGAAACGCCTTAAGCAACAAGCTGAATACAACAAACGTCCAGAACAAAAGAAGAAACGGGTTGAACTGAATAAGATCAACCGAAAGGCTGGTACTTACGGAAACCGAGACGGTAAAGACGTGTCTCACTGTGAAGGTGGCGGAACTCGAATGGAGAACGCTAAAAAGAACAGAGCACGCAACCGTGGAAAACTGAAATGTAAGAAATGACCCCATTACTTCCCAATCCTGATTACTACATTGCAAACCTAATAACCATGACATCCTCTGAAGCAACTCGCCTTTGGAGGCGAGCGATTAAAGAATCCTTCAATTGTACATGTGTTTATTGCGGAGAAACCTATGACTTATTTGACCTCACTATTGATCATGTCCATCCTCGCTCTCGTGGTGGAGAAACTATATCATCAAACTGTGTACCAGCCTGCGTTAAATGTAATCAGGACAAAGGAAGTGACAATTGGGAAGACTGGATGTTAGAAAGATTTGGTTTACACCCCGAACGTAAACAACGTATTCTAAACCACATTAATGGATAACGTAACCCTCACATTTTTAAATGCTCTAGCTGATATGCTAGGAGTTCTGCCTCAAAAACCAAACCAAACTGTTAACCAACAAAAGAATCGTGGTGGTATTCAAAGTTCCCCAAGTCAAAGAAAAGTAACAAGCTCACGACAAAGGGGATTGCGTAGCCAAAACTCTACAGCACAGGTAACACGTCAACCTCCTAGTGATATTGTACCATCACAACGTGGTGCTTTAACTGCTAGCCCCCGTGGTGCTATTACTCCTAGTCCTAGTGGCGCTATGACCCCAGCAACTGGTGGTGGTGCTATGCAGACTGGTGGTGGCTACCAAGCTGTACAAGTAGGCCAAGCTGCTCCTAGAGCACTTCCTCCAGCTAGTAGTGGTCCTGCTATGTCTGGTAGTGGAGCAGGTAATGCTTTGCCTTCTGCTGGTCGTAATGCTCCTTCTCAAGGTGCTGGTAATGCTGCTAAACGAGGTGGCCCTGGTGCTGCTATTGCACAGATACTTGGTCAAATTGCTACAGATGAACTTGTTGGTAAACCATTGTCTGAATTAATTTATGGTTTGGCTGCTCAAGTACCTGGTACTGCTGCATCTATGGGTCTCCGTGATGAAGAAGGTGGTACTGGTTATGTCAATCTTTTAGCTGAAGATCCTAAACCGTTAACTCGGTTTGCTGATGCTATTGGTCCTCAACCTACTGCTGCTGGTAATGCTGCACGTGCTAACGCACAACCACAACAACCTGCTGCTCAAGATGGACCACGACAAGTACAATACCCAACTGCTGCTGAAATGCAAGCTAATGCTGTTGAACCTGTTGTTGGTGAAGCACCCGGACCTGTAGCTACTCTTGAAACACCTAAAGCACGTGATTGGCGTGATACAATGTATATGGAAGCTCGTTCTAAAGCTATGGACATTGCTGATCCCGTACAACGTCAAATTGCTCTTGAAGGTGTAGCACAGATGGGCATGGAATTCCATAAAGATTACTACGGTAAATAACTACCCCCTACAAGCCCCTACACGGGGCTTTCCACCCTTACACGCTAGATTGTACCAAAATGAATTCAAAGAACCATACAGGGGCTTATGGAGAGCTCTCAGCGGCATCCTACTTCCTTGCTCGGGGTTATGAGGTGTTTCGCAACGTAGCAGCCTCTGGACCAGTCGATATGGTCATTATGAAAGAAGGTAAACTTACCCCTATCGACATTAAAACAACCATGAGCCGATATACTCGTGTTGATGGCACTAAATCATTAAACATTAAA